TCAGTAAGTTGGCAGCATCACCTCATCTTCAAATGACAGGCGTTCATCAGGAGGAAGAGACCTGAAGTAATATCGAAACAGTTCTGATGCCACAAAGTAATCCGGCCATGCGCCTTCATAGCTGCTAATCAGATGACGGTATATGTCTTGATTGATTTCCCCATCAACTAAACTCTCTGCCTTCGCACCGCTGAGTAAATTTATAATCCTTCCGCGGAGGTGTGCATTTATACAGGCCAAATCAAAGAAATCAGGGTGCGGATGTCTGTCACAATGCGAGCCTCCCTTTGGCGTAGTGGCGATTACTACGTCCTTGCTGGACTGATCATGGAGCCATCCTGTGATCCAGTGCCCGGCTTCATGTTTGGCATTATTTCTCGTAATTAAAATTCTCACTAAGCGCCCTCATCAGCTAAAACCTTTAGCATACCAGCTTCGCGCTGCTTCACAGCAGTGCTAACCGTAGACACAGGAGGAGATGATGGCAGTCATCATCAGGCGCACTCGCAAATTCCTTTTATGATGACCATCAGAAGATAACCATCCTGTCAACGACTCTATGAAGTACCGGTAGGATTTCTGATTTGTTTCCGCCCTTCATGGCGTAGTGGTAGTAGCGCTTTTGAAACTGCTTCCAGCTCGCCGCAACCTCAGTTCCTTCCAATAGCTGTTCACACATCATCCATCGTTTAATGGCGATGGTATTTGCGGCAGCCATATCTTGCTTGAGGTAGAAAATCCCAACCTTTGTCTTTACCGCGGAGGTATTGATTTCATCTCTGTCTATGGCGCTTCGAGCGATGTTAACTTGTACGTAAGACCACTGTTCAGGCATAGCATCTATAGCGTGCAAAAGCTCAATGGCGGCGCTTTTAAAATCAATCTTTATCTTGAGCGCTTCTTGCTGTTTCCATGTATCCAGAGCCTTTCTGGCATACCGGAGAGTTAACAATGTAGCAGCTACGCCGACTATCGCAGCACACATTGAACCAAATGCCCAGTAAGCCGAAAATTGTGTAGCCACCATCGTTTTGTAGCTAATTAAATCTGCGTCCATTTTTCCTCCTGAATTTAACGGATGCATTTTAATGCATTAGCGGCTTATGGTGGTGATCGACTCACCATTTATACGCTCGGCGTCGATGCTCCTGATGCCAGATAAATCTGGCTTGATGTGATATTCGGTTACTTCAAACACTGCTCTCTGATGTACTGCTGGAGCCCTGCTATCTGTGCTGTTGCTGTTTCGATTCGCTCTCTGAGGGTAAAATAATCCCGTTGAGCGGCGTCAGTAAGTCTGGCGCCGGTTGCATCATCCACGCCGGTGGTGCTGGTGGGCTTATCCGCTGGCACGACGGGACAACGCGCGTTGAGCTGCAGCTGCTTACGACCAGCGGCAACATCACGCTGCAGAACAGCAATCTGATTTTGTGCATCGGCTAAATCCTGCGTGTATTTTGCATCCAGAGCGGCCAGTGATCGCTGACGTTCGTTCATTGTTGCGATAGTGCCGCCCTGACTGGCTGCCAGTTGCTGGTAACGATGCGCGGTATCCCGCCAGTTTTCCGCTTTGCTGTGATAGTGATCGGCTACCCAGCCAAGCACGATAAGAGCCACAACTAGCAAGCCTGTCATCATTGTTCGCCAGCTAAAGCTCATCAGCACTCTCCGCCAGACACATTGCACGCTCCATCTCGCGCCGGTTCATCAGACCGGTCCACTTCATGCCACCAGCATAGACCCAGCGGCGTAGCTCTTCGCATGCCCCCTGCTGATCTCCTGCATTGAGCTTTTTCAGCAGCGTTGATTTCGAGAATGCACTGGTGCCGACGTTATAAGTGAAACTGTAAAGCGCAGCGCGCTGATATTCACTCAGTGGTACCTTAACCAGACTATCTACGGTTTTCCTGACCGACTGTAAGTCTTGCCAGAGAAGGCGATCGCATTCCTGGTCGGTGTATCTCTTGCCCTGGATAATGTCAGTGCCTGTATGCCCGTCACAGACAGTCCAGACACCAACAACATCTTTATAAGGTTCGTAAACCCGCCCTTCCACGCCATCCTTACCACCTAAGAAAACAGTAGCGATAAGCATGGCGCCACCGCCCGCAGCAGCAATCAGCTTATTGCGCAGCTTGTTAGGCATAGCCACAGGCTTACTCCTCCTTGCTGTCGCAACATCGTAACGCTGCTATCTGAGCCAGTGTATGTTTGCGTTTGTAATACCAGTTAATGATGAATGTCAGCAGGGCAACGATAATGCCTGCGATGACGCCAACGGCGCTCCATTCATCGGGACTGAGCCGGGTCAACAGGCCATTGGCCACTGCACCGGCCGATGCGCCGTATGCCGCGCCTGATGCCAGTTTGCTCATGTGGTTAATACTCATGGTCACCCCCATTGGAATGGAGATGATTTTATGGTCAAAAATAAAGGCCGCTTAAAGGCGTGCTTGAAGTAGACAGAAGCGCAAAGCAATCTCTACGCATTCAATTTACTGAATATGAAGGATAAAAATTAGTGGCTGCGCTTAGCGTCGTTTGATAATGTTAAGATTAATTTAACATTAGACAGGAGATAAAAATGCAACTAGAAGGGCTTCGCCCGCTACATGCGGATATGAAGCGTAACAATGTTAAACGTACTCAGTTTCAGTACCGCCATAACAATGTGGTTTTTGATGTCATCTTTTTTACAGACAGCGACCCTTTTCAGTTACTTTTCGGGGCGATTGGTTATAAATGCAGTTTCATTTTTGATGTAACAAAGGGATATCAAGTTGCCCCAATAATCACACCTCGTTCTGCTTATTACGAATTGTGCCGAATTTTGGGTCTCACCTACGATCCCTTGAATCCTTTTAAACCGCAGAATTTCCTAAACCATTTTTCTAACCACATTCCGTCAACCATAACCTCAGCTAAAGAGCCCGTAGCTCTTACTACACAATCCGCAGAAATTGTAGATGACGGAGATAAAATCTATTTTAGCCACTGGAGAAACAATGGAGATTCCAGTCATGTGACTGAGCAGAACCTCGATAAAACCTATAAAGCATTCGGGCAAACTATATCTGACTTTTGTCGTATCAGAAATATCAGTAGTTGCTGGTCAGTAAAAGATAAAAAGAAATGACAAACAAAAAGCCCCGGCGATCAGGCCAGGGCTTGAATCTTTTAACGAGAGGCAATAACCCCATCGTTAGTTCACAATAACACAGCTTCGGGAAAAGTAAATAGCGCGCGACAATATAGACCGCTATTTTATTGCTTTTTAGCTGGTCAATTTTTTCAGGGTGCTGTCTGCCCAAGCTTCCTCGACTTCCAGCTTGCTCACTAAAGCATCGTAAAAGCTTTTCACGCTTTTTTTCCAGGTATCTAAAGAGATGCTTTCCGTTACGCCAGATAGAGCTCTGTACGCCTCCGTAGATGGCAACCGTTCATACCCACGTCCGCCGCAACGTTTACACGGCTTCTTCACTGGCACACTCTGCCGCTCCGTCTCCTGCTTATCCAGCGCTGTTCCCCGTCCATGACAGTCATTACAGGCTGCAGAAACCACTCCTTTCCCGGCACAGCTCTTACACCGTACCCGGACCACTTCCCGCACACCGCGTGCCACACCTCCCGAGAGCGGCGATTTCATTGAGAACACTTTCGCCTCAGTAAACCCCTGCCCATTACAGCAGCTGCACGGCTTAACGCTGGCGGCGCTGCGGCAGTAATCCTGCCAGGCGTAAATTGCGAGGATTTGCATCACCTTTGGCTTAATATCGATGTCGAGCTTGCGAAGGGCTGCCACCCGGTCGCAGGTTCGTAACGCATGCTCGGCCAGCAGATTAATAGCCCGTTCGCTCTCTTGCTGGCTAATCCCCATCTTGCCAAGAAACGCGCTGTACCCCATTTCAGCGCGGCTCTGTGCCATTCCCATTGCGGCCATCACATCCGTGACGGTCAGAGCGTCGGATGCGGTAGCCGGTGAAGAATTGCTGAGTTGTGGCGATTTTGGTGAGTGGAATTTCACTGCGCTCTCAAGATTCATTATTCCTCCAGCTCAGTAACAGTAATTTCTAACCGTCCGCCCTTCACAACCGGCATTTTCAGCACGCGATAATCCACCACTTGCGAATCATCGAGCCAGAACCCGGCTTTGGTCAGAGCATCAAACGCGGCCTTTTGCAGGTTATCCAGATCGCGCCGTCGGCGATCGGGCATATGACACTCTATGCGCAGGCGCAGCGGTGCTGCAGTACTAATATCCAGCATTCTGTTGGTGATGATGTCAGCCACAGCCTGGCGGTATGCCGATCCCTCTGCGCTGACGTGCGTTCTCCCCCGGTTGTGCCGATAATAGCGGTTGTTGCTCGGCGGCCATGGCAATGAGAAACGATAGGTATTCACTGCTCACCCCCACAACGGCTGCTGAAACGTGCGGGACTGGCGCGGCGGATATTTGCTCTCCGGCAGCTGCACACGAACGATGAATTGCCGGCAGTCGGCCGCCAGCATCTTTTCAGCACGAACGCCACGAGCGCGGTAGCGTTGCAGCAGTTCTTCAGCCTCTTCGTAGGTGCAGTCTGAATGCTCAAACCACGTTTTTTTCATCACTTAAGCCTCCTGCCTGGTGCGCAGCTGCATAAACTCGCTGTCTTCTGGAATGGTGAGGTGACAACCGATATTCAGTGCCCAGCCCTCAACTTTGCGCATGAAGTCATGCATCTCGCCTGTATCGAGGCCAGAGGTATGCCGCAGCGTGCGTATCGTGGATTTAGCACCGGTGATCACGTCAACGACCTCGCGGTTCTCGTAGCCGAGATATGTGTGTTTCATGGCATCTTTGACCCACTCCGGAGATGCAAAGGCTTTACCGCGACGGATGAGGAAATCGCTGATTTCTGCGTACCACATGTGGGATAAGGCGTTCTGGGAGAGGCTGCGCGTGTTGCGCCAGGGTTTGATGATTAATCGATAGGTTTCGCCGGATTCGAGCAGGGGCTGAAGCTTTTGCCCGATGGCGCTGAAGTTGGTTTTATGAAGGCGTATGCCGTCCTTCGGTATCTCCATATGCGTTTCCTTTGACGTCAACATCCAGGCCGATCGTTACCGTTATGCATTGAGGCAACAGGCCTTTCGGGCTGAAAAAGTTGGTTACGTTGTTCACGCTCTTCTCCTGACCAGACCGTGCCTTTTGCGCAGCTCTGCGATTTTGTCCAGGCCCTTCTCGTTACTCAGCGGGATATGCAGCTGCGGTATCTGCCGGCGCGGCGGCTGAATCTCTTCACCGGCTTCAATGCGGCGCGTCATACTCGCCAGTTCCTTGCTGCACTTTGCCCGCAGTTCGGATTCGGTCAGGTTCATCGATCGCATCTGGCTGTAGAGTCCGGTGACCAGCCAGTACACCGCGTTGCTTTCCCACGGATATTCCTCTGGGCTGGCGTAAAGCCCACGTTCACGGCAGTAACGCATCACCATGTCGTAAAGCGCTTCCTCGTCCGGCAATCCGTCGGCAACAGCACGCCCGTTTTTGCACCAGGCAACAAATTGTCCCGGCGATGGCCAGAACGGCGACTGGTTCGCGCGGGCAAACCTCATCCCGGCAGAGAGTTGCTCACGGGACCGGATCCCGTTTTCTGCAAACGCGGCAATCCACTGCTTCTTCGCTGCGGCCTCGTCAGCTTCCGTGCGGAGATTCGTTGCTGCAGCTGCCGGGAACACCTGCTTCAGCTGGCGAAACAGTGAATCCACCAGCCGGGCGGCTTCGCCGTTCACCACGCCAGCGTTGCTGCAGCTGTGCGCCGGTACCCTGTTAGCGATCTGCGCCAGGGTGGCACCGTCACGGTTAGCGATCGCCTGTATCAGTCGGGCTGTCATATGAAATCCTCCCAGGATTCAGGGCTGTTCCAGTGCGGAACGGGTTGCTGCTGTGAGGGTGCCGGCCGGTAGCGGCACGGTTGAGACATTTGGGCCCTGAGCATTGCCCATTGCTTACGGAGCTTCGCCGGGCTGAGGATATTGGTCTGCCAGAACGGGTCCGTGTTGGCCCAGGTAAACACTTCGCAGATTTCCCGGTGTGTGACATTCAGCGCGCTTCGCATCAGGCGAATGTCATTGGCCCAGGCTGGCCATCTCGGTTGCTGTGCCACTGGCGATACGGTCAGGACTTTGGCGTAAATCCACTGTGCCGCCTTCAGGTCGTCAGCCGTTCCCCACTTGTCACCCTTTGGCGTCTGGACAGCAGCATCAGGCCGGACTGAAGGAACGGTTTCGGAGGGGGCGTCAGAGGATTCGCCAGAATTCTCGGACGAATAAATATATTTATTGTTTTTTATATTAGTGTCTTTTGTGTTCCCCTGTTTTGAGGGATATGACTCCCTCAATTTGAGGGATGTTTTATCCCCCGTTTTGAGGGATATTCCCTCGTTTTGAGGGATATCCCCTGTTTTGGGGGATGTTCCCCCGTTTTGAGGGATATGCCATTCCGACACGTTTTTGTTGGGACCAAACATGCCGCCCTGCTGTCTGACCAGCCCCATCCTCACAAGCTCCAGCTTTGCTTCATTGCAGCGCTTTACCGGCAACTTCGTTATTTCAGCGAGCTGAGAATCGGTTATCCGATCCATCGCTTTATTCCATCCATAGGTTTTCCGCAAGATGGCCAGAAGCACTTTGAACTGCCGCTTTGTCAGATCGGCAGCGGCCTACTCCTCAAGAAGCAGGTTCGACAGTCTGGCATAGCCATCATCAAGCTCTGCCACGCGTTGCTCCACGGCCCGGAGATCGGGCCTGATTGGTAAGACGTTATCATGGGCAAGATTATTCATAAGGCGCCTCGCCACTGTTTACACATCCAGTCTGTCCTGGCATAATTACTTCGTTGAATTGGTTCAAAATTCGATAGTGATCTGTGAAGAATGCTCGGCCGCCACCGGGCATTTTTTCTTTTGTGGAAGCACCGCTTCTACTGCCTGCCGTGCCACCTCTTTGATTAAGCTCGTCTCCCAGACCTTCTCCAGAAGCACAAACGTTACAGCCATATCGTGTATGTTCAGCCGGCTCACTTTTGAATCAGCCCAGCCAGCCATCTTCGCGAATTTCCTCTGCCCCATCGTGACCAGGCGGGAGCGCAGTTCACTTTCCACTTCACGGATCCTTTTGCTGTAATTTGCATGTTCCATGTTTGATAATTCTCCTGTTGGTTAGTTGTACAGACGTGACAAAGCCGTAGCATTTGCCACGAACGTTGGTTGTTTCATTGATTGATGCGCTTTTTCAGCGCGGGATGTTTAAGAGCGGTGTAACTATTTTTTATGACTTGGGAAAGGACGTAGCTCCTCCCCCTTGATACTTCCATCCGGCAAAATGGTGACAAAAATATTTCGACCGGTACGGATGGCTTTACTGATTGCGCACTGAATTACGCCAAAGTCTTTGGCAGCCTTAGCCTGGCCATACAGCTTCGCGTAATCCTCAAGTGTCATTCGATTCATAAGCTAGCTCCTGAGGTATACCCCCACAAGAATACTACAGGTATTTATGCAATTCAATAGTACAGGTATTTCTCAGGTAAGTACCATTAGTATTACAATCGCAATATGGAAAAAAAGAAGCCCCTGACGACAGAACAGCTTGAAGACGCGAAGCGGCTGAAAGCTCTGTATGAGTCTAAGAAAAAAATTCTGGGTATTACTCAGTACACAATCGCAGACGAACTGGGGATTTCTCAGGGCGCGGTAGGCCATTACCTCAATGGTAGAATTGGTCTCAACGTTCCCATAGCTTCTGGCTTTGCGAAAATCCTACAGGTGCCAATCTCTGAGTTCAGCAAAACACTATCCAGAGAGGTGTCTGAGTATTCTTTCAACAACTCAGAAGAAAGATCTAAACAGCCTTCTGGTCGGCTGGCCTACGATTATCCACTTTTCGACTATGTGCAAGCCGGCCCCTTCTCGGAGGTAGGAAGCTATACCGCCAGCGATGCCAGGGCATGGATAGCAACCACAAAGAAGGCTAGCGCCAAAGCATTTTGGCTTGAGGTTAAAGGCCACTCAATGACAGCACCACAGGGGGTTCGGCCGAGTTTTCCTGAAGGGATGCTGATACTCGTGGACCCCGCCGAACTGGTAGAATCAGGCGATTTCTGTGTTGCTTCAGCCAATGGTGATTCTGAAGTTACCTTCAAGAAGTATGAGCTTGATGGTGGAGTTAGCTATTTGGTACCACTTAATCCGGCCTACAGGATTCTAGATTGCGATCATAGCTGCCGTATCATTGGAAAAGTGGTAAAGGCACAGTGGCCGGAAGAAACTTTCACAAAAAATTAGGCAAAGTATGCACACCAGCATGGCGTTTTTGTCTTTTAGTACACTACGCACTACTTTGATTAAAAAGAATATTTTAAATAAGGTGTGACATGGCCATCTTTGACATTGAGAAAGACGAGTTGCTCCGACTGACTGATAATCAACTTGAAGAGTTGGTTGCTCGCCTCGCCGAAGCCGAAGTGGCAAAACATGGCCATAGCCCTGCATATGTATGCTGGTCAGGTTCAATTAACGCTTCCGATGAAGGAATTGATATCCACGTTAAGGTTCCTGCGGATGAATTGCATACAGGTTTTTTATTAAGGCCTAATACGATTCTTCAGGCTAAGAAACACTCAATGCCAAAGTCCGCCATAATAAAAGAGATGGTTTTTAAAGGAAAGTTGTCAGCTACTATCTCTGAGCAGGTTACAAAGGGCGGTAGCTATATCATTGTTAGCTTAGGTGATGATTGTTCCCCTCCAATGAAAAGAGAGCGCATTAAAGCAATGCGGGATATTGTGGAGGCGGTACCAAATAATGGTAATATTTACCTTGATTTCTTTGATCGCTCTAAGCTAGTGCAATGGTTGCGACAACATCCATCCATTATGCTGTGGGTCAAAGGAAAGCTTGGCCAAGGCTACTCGGGCTGGCAGCCATACGGCCTATGGAGTAATCCGCCTCGAGGCGTAGATGATACTCTAATTTCAGCGCCGGGCATATCAATCAGACTGCCAATAGGAAAGGGTGAAAAGCTTGGCATTGCAGACGCTATAGACCCAATGCGAAACCTCATTCGTTCTACTAATAAGGCTATACGCATTACAGGGTTATCCGGCGTCGGAAAAACCAGAATCGTGCAGGCGCTTTTCGACGAAACAATTGGAGCAAATGCTCTTGATCGAACAATTGCTGTTTATGTTGATATTAGTGTGAATCCTGAACCATCGGCAGCGGGAATGCTGGATCGGCTTATCATTGAAGACCGGCGTGCTATTTTGATCCTTGATAATTGTCCATCAGACCTCCATTCTTTGCTAGCCGGAAAAATATCAAGTGCAGGTACAAATTTAAGCCTTATTACCGTTGAGTATGACATTAGTGATAATAAACCTCAGACAACTGAAGTCATCTACATAGAGGCCATCGGGCCAGAGGTTGCCAAACAGCTTCTGTTTCGTCGTTTCCCAGAGATCAGCCGCTATAATGCACAGCGTATAGCCGAATTTGCTAATGGAAATGCTAGAGTGGCCTTAGCAATTGCTGAACAAGTAGAAAAAGGCGAGAGCTTAGCTCAGCTTTCTGACGAGCAGTTATTTAATCGCTTGTTTGAGCAACGGAATCCTGACGAAAATTTACGGGAACAGGCTGAAATATTATCTCTGGTATACTCATTTTCAGACCAAAGCTTTAAAGATGGCCCTAGTGAGCTCGAAATCCTAGGTTCAATTATGGGACATTCTCAGAATCAATTACGCCGTTCAGTCAGTAAATTATTAAAACGCCATATCGTCCAGAAAAGGGCTCACTGGAGAGCTATTTTACCTCATGTCATCGCGAATAGGCTGGCTGAATCAGCACTCAATAATTTTACAGCTGAACAACTACGTGATACTTTTGAAAACATTGGTAATCCACGCTTGCTAATGTCATTTGCTCACAGGTTAGGTTTATTGCACGATCATCCGGTAGCAAAAGAGATTGTTAAAGCTTGGCTCCAACCAGATGGACTGTTGGGACAGATAACAGAGTTGGACGATATATCAGTACGCATACTAGACTACATTGGTCCGGTCGTACCTGAGGTTCTCCTAGATAGAATTGAAGCTAAGCTTACCGCTTCCAATTTCAAAAATATGGAGTCGCGTTACGATCAACGGCGAAAAACCATCATTAATCTTTTGCAAGCGTTAGCATATGAACCAAGTGCCTTCGATAGATGCGTCAGGCTTTTAATTAACCTGGCGGATGATGAAGCGCAAAATAACAGAGAGGATACGATTCGAAATAAGCTCGTTAAATTTTTCCAAGCTTATCTGTCAGGTACCCATGCTTCTTTAGATCAGCGTATTGTAATCATGAATGATTGCTTATCATCAGATAAGGCTATTCGCGTATCGTTGGGCTTAAGAATGCTATCGACAGCTTTAGGTGGACCAAATTGGACAGGATTTGTAAGAAATGAGTTTGGTGCTCGCCCGAGAGACTATGGATTTCAACCCAATTATGACGAGCTTATAAAATGGCGTTGCGTCTTCATTGACTTAGCAGTGCAATTAGGAAATTCAGGCGTCCCTAGTCTGCAATATCCCGCACGGCTAATATTAGCTGACAACTTTCGAGGGCTCTGGAGCCAGGAGGGGATGAGAGATAAACTCATCAATGCAGCTCGCCAGCTAAATACTTATCAACCTTGGAATGAAGGATGGCAAGCTGTACGATCAACAATCTATTTTGACTATACCAAGCGTAAAGACAAGGATAGCTTCAAATTATTGCCGCCCCGCCTAGCCGAATTAGATAAAGAATTAGAACCCAATGATCTAATTCACAAAGTATTGACATTTGTTTTAAGCAAGGGGCACTCCTATTGGATACTGGATGACGATTTTGATCATGACGCGCTCGATAAGTATCAGCAAGCCAGAGAACGACTTGAGGCCAAGGCGATCATGCTAGGGCATGACTTTGCCGCATCAACTCATAAAATTCACGAATTAGGTCCTGCTTTATTCTCTGGAATTGGCCGGCCCTATCGGGCTGCATTCGGAAAAGGGTTAGCTAAAGGGACACATGATTTAAGAGATAGTTGGAGGCAACTCACCGAGCAACTTAAGCAACTAGCTGATAATCATAAAGATATGACAGTTATTGGTGGTTTCATCGAAGAGTGTGATTCCATTAATCCCGTGCTAGCACAACAGCTACTTGACCAGAGCGTCCAGCATCCTGATCTTCGACACGTATTGGTCAATTTACATCCGTGGCGAGAATTTACAGAAACCGATCTGAACCGGTGCATAACGATTCTGGATGATCCAGACATTAGTGCCGAGATGTATGGCCCAATTTTATGGTCTGATAATTATAACAATTTGCCTGTAGACCGCATCCTTTCTCTCGCGAAGCATCTCTTGAGTAAACCAAACGGTGACAATGTGGTTTTGGAAGCTTTAAGCATGAAGTTACATGGAAAAGAGAGAACACTAGATTCACTTGGGGCCGACTTTCGGCTGGTCGGTCTACAAGCAGCTATTCAAACAATTCAAAAAGATAGTAGTAATTTTAATGGAGATATTGATTACGCCCTGCAGGTAGTTGTCGGCGCTGCGTTGCCCTTCGATGGTAATGAGTCAGAAAAATTGGAGTGGCTTGACGCGATATTTGCAGTTGTTGATAAAAACTATGGCTACATTTATAAGTTTGAAGAATCCATCAGAATAACTGCCTCGTTAATGCCTGAAGCATTTCTCCATCGTGTTTTTGAAGGCACTGAAGAGCAACAGCATCTACGTCAGTTTTTTATTTGTTATGATGGCTTGCGTCGGTCACCACTCGAAAAAATTGATGTTGCTATTTTGATAGCTTGGTGCCGCGATAAAAGCGATATTTGTGTGTGGCCGATTATCGCGGCGGGGATCGCTCCTTGGACAAGTGAAGGCGATCAAAAAGCTATCACTATATCGGAGTCAGCAATAAAATTACTGGAAGCTTGTCCTGAACCAAGAGCCGTACTGAAAGTATTTACCGAATACGTTGCTCGCCCCCCCGTTTCTCGCAGTCGAGCGGATTTGATGCAATTAAAAGCGGATGCCATTGGCAAGTTGCTCCAACATGAAAACAAACATATATCTGAGGCTGCTAGATCAATATTTGCAGAACTGACTCAGTTCATTGATGCCCAAAAAATAAATGAGCAACAGAATGATATAGAGCGCGAACAACGTTTTGAGTGACTAACTCCAACCCATCTTGGACAAGGCTTATTTTTTAATAATTATAATTTATATATTATAAGTTATTTAGAAGTGAATCGCATCTTCGGTTAAAATATTTTATTTTTAGAGAATTAATTATTACAATAAAAAGACTTCAAGAGCAATCGAATTTTCAACTATCGCTGACATTCACATTATTGCACGCACTTTTAGGAAAAGCTGCATATTATATCTCTTGACAGTATGCAATGAATGGCAGCGAGAAAACTTCAAATGGTTAAGCTTTGATAATATCATCCATCAGTAAAAAAATTAACTTCACGATCCATCAATTTGGCCATTTTTTAGCCCCTCATCTACCTTATCAAATAAATTTATAATTTGTTGCTCAGTCAGTTCTTTTCCATTTTTAAGTACATTTCTAATAGTAGACGCCTCGACTTCGCTTTTCGAAAATAGATTCCTAACCTCAATTTTTAATTTTTGAATAGAACTACTGTCATCAATCTTGAAGAATTTGTCCATTATTGATAAGGATTCAACGATTATATCCTGAAGATTCTCTTTCTCTTTTTTATGTAAAGAGATTGATTGTTTTAGATTATTTAGCTCTACTAATAGTGATTTCTTGGAGGCTTCAAGCTCTTCTGTTATTAATGCTTCACGCTTACCTCGTTCAATTTCTGCTTTAATATCAGCATCAATTTTAGCGTTCTCAGTCTCTATAGCCCTATCTGATTGAGCTTTAAGTTTTGATAACTTAATAGCATCCTTAAAATCTTCGGATTTAGTCAAAAATACATTATCCCTATGCCTATCTTCTGCCCATTTATGAGCTTTTGAAAGTAACCATTGAGCGTAAGGAGTAACGATAGCTAAAATCCCCCCGGTAATAATAGGTGCAGCAATATAGTTAAGATAAAAATAATTTTGAGAAAGTATATAATCAATTCTGAACTTTACAGGGGCATCGCTCATAAACAGCATAGCTAAGTTAGGCCAGTTAAACCATAACCAAGCCAGTATAATAAAACCCCACAAAGGGCTTCTAATTCTTTCCTCTAGCACTTGTTTAACTGCCCCAGTAAGACCATCGTTCATCTTTAAGTCTCTGAAGTTAAATTTTTTCTTATTATAATTCTTCTAATCTTCTTAAGATACTATTTAAACGCATCGTAAGCATACCAAGTAAATGCCCCTTTCATTTGTGTCCATCTCTATTGAGGTCAATGTTAGTTTTATGCTATGTTTGCATGTTAAAATGATCATCACGGTATTTTTCCGTATTGCTCTCCTTTGATTGGTAGTTTTCCTAAAGGAAGCTTTGCCCCTTCGCTATGCTCAATAGCTTGAATCCGATCACATTCTGCCAAGTAGATGCCCACTATGGTTGAGGTAACTTTCGTTGTTGAAGCGGAAGAACCTCTTACCCCCTTTCGCCCGCCCTCTGACGAGCTTTTTTGTGTTTAAAGCCAGCAAAGAAAATAAATATCATTAAATATCAAAGACATTTCAATTAATACCCAAAATAAATACCATGGGTATTTACAGATAAAAATACTTGCGGTATTCTAAACTCTATTAACAAGACGTAGAAGCACCTACAAGAAGTTTGCTCCTTAACATAGCGCGCTGAAGAAGCGTAAACATTCAAAGCAGAAGGCTTTGGGGTGTGATGGGCCAGTAACGCCGCGTAGCCGCAGTTATGGCTTGCAGGGTAGCAACCTTAATCCACCACACCACCAAAGCTTACTGACTGGAGAATGACTATGAACGCACAAGACCGCCGTCGTGAACGTCGTGCTGCAAAGCAGGCAGAGTGGAAAAAGGCCAACCCGCTGTTAGTGGGTGTTAAAGCCAAACCAGACTGCCGCCCTGTTCTGACGTTGAAGCGTAAGCCGGTTGATCGTGTCGTTAAGGCAGTAGAGGTTGTTAACCCTTACGGGCAGCAGCTGCTTAAAGCTCTCGCCTATTACGAACCGCTTGCCATGAAGCGCGAAGAAGAACGCCGCCGCAAGCATGCTCGGGTTCGCCCCGAAGCGACACACATTGTTAGTGCCCATCAGAAGATATGCGGTAAGAGTATTCCTCTTATTTAAAATGCCAGATATGTAAAAGCCCTGTATCCACAGGGCTTAAATTTGGTGTGGGTTGGGGGGCTCCCCCCCGGCGACTGTTTTTGACTTACGGCAGTTGGGGTTCTTGTGCAATATCGATTACTGATGATGTTCCCACAGCGCCGCACCGCACACAGCAATTATGAGCATTAAAGCTCCAATATCTCTTTTCATATTCACATCCTCAATGTTGAAGTAATTAATGATCAGTCGGTTAAGCCAATCACCGATCGTTACCAAGGATGAAAACACACCAAGAACGAGTACCCAATCGCCCTTAACTGTTGCTCCGTAAGTCTCGAACTAATTTGGAAATATCCATTTTCGAAGCATAGCAGAACCAAGAACTAATCCTCAACAGTTACCTGTTAAGTTTGCTAATCCATCCCAAAGCGGCTTCATTCGAGGCCGGTTCGCTATGAACCTAATTTAACTAAGGAATAATCCATGCAATTAGCAACTGCTGGGGCTGCCCGCGTGGGTGGCCCTCATTTTGACGCATTTAAATCTGTCCAGTTTCACCCGAGCAATATCCTCACCAGCGCTAGTTTTACTCCTCCGCCACGCAAAAGCCTGCTGCAGCGCCTGGTTGAACTCCTCAACAGGAGTATCCAGCCATGATGAATCCTTACGTCATTCAGGAGCGTTACCAGGAACAGCTGGACATGGCTGAACAGGCCGAAGCGCAGCGTATATCCCGTATCGATGTTATCGCGGCCGACCTTGCGAATAAGTATCCGGAAGATCTGACCGACTTCGCCGACATGGGAAACATCCCCATTGAGCTTCGTATGTTCCTGCGTACCGATAAAGCCCAGGACGAATATGCGGCGTTCGTTGATCGCCTCTCCCGGTTGCAGGCAGAGGAACACGACCAGTTAATTCAAATCGGTTTTATGGAAGCGTCGTGATGGAGCCGGGAGTTTATTTCAGTCTCAGCAACGCTGAATACCACAGCGGCCCCGGCATCAGTAAATCGCAACTGGATATGGTTGCGCTCAGTCCGGCGCTGCTGAAGTGGCAGGAATCCGCCCCGGTGGATGAAGAAAAGTTACAGGCGCTGGACATGGGCACCGCCCTTCACTGCCTGCTGCTGGAGCCTGACGAGTTCGATAAGCGTTTTATCGTGGCGCCGGCATTCAACCGGCGAACCACAGCGGGTAAAGCGGCTGAAGCTGAGTTTCTTGCGGAGTGCCGTGGCATGGGCATGACCGTCATGGATGCCGAACAGGGCCGGAAACTGAAGCTGATGCGTGACAGTGCCCTCGCCCATCCCGCCGCGCGCTGGCTGCTCGAAGCTGAAGGTCATTGCGAGGCATCAATTTACTGGAACGACGACGAGACTGGCGAACTGTGCCGCATCCGCCCGGACAAGTTTCTGAAGTGGCAACCGGTGGTTATCGACGTGAAGAAAGTGGCCGACATGGCCCGCTTTGCGACGCACGTCGCCGAGTTTCGTTATCACGTCCAGGACGCCTATTACCGTGAAGGCTTTCAGCAGCAATACGGTGAGTATCCCCTGTTTGTATTCATCGCCGTCAGCGAGTCGATCGACTGCGGTCGTTACCCGGTACGCGTCTTCCAGTTGAGCGAAGACGACGTCGCCGCCGGTTATGACCAGTTCCGCCGCGACCTGCGCGCTTACCACGAGTGCCGTGAAACAGATAACTGGGGCGGCATTGAAGAGATTACGCGCCCTGAGTGGGCCAAAAGAAAGGATCTGTTATGAACAACGAAATCATCCAGGCGCCAGTTAACGAGGCCGACACTAAAGCAGCCATTTTCAGCCCGACCGGGCTACAAAAGTTACAGGCATTCGCCGAAGTCATGGCTAAGGGGCGCGTTACCGTGCCGTCACATCTTGCGGGTAGTCCTTCAGATTGCCTTGCAGTAGCGCTACAGGCAGCGCAATGGGGTATGAATCCCTATGCCGTGGCGCAGAAAACGCATCTGGTTAACGGCGTGCTGGGTTATGAGGCGCAGCTAGTAAACGCGGTTATTAACTCAACGGCCCCTACCAAAGATCGTATCCATTATGACTGGTTTGGGCCATGGGAAAAGGTCGTCGGTAAGTTTATCGAGAAAACATCACAGAAAGGCACCAAATATATAGCGCCGGGTTGGAACCTGGCGGATGAAGCGGGCTGCGGCATCCGTGTCTGGGCAACGCTGAAAGGAGAGGATGAGCCACGCACACTTGAGCTTTTGCTCTCTCAGGCACAGGTGCGTAATTCAACACTGTGGGCCAGCGATCCTAAGCAACAGCTTGCATATCTCGCCGTTAAACGCTGGGCGCGTCTTTACTGCCCGGATGTGATTCTCGGTGTGTATACGCCGGACGAGTTCGAATCCTCCCAGCGTACTGAGCGAGATGTTACTCCGGCTCGATCCCGACAGGAACTGAATAACCTAATCAACAGTAAACCTCAGCAGCAGGAACGAGAAATCAATGCGGAAGCCAGCGCGCCGCAGCGCACGCCGAACGAATTACTGGCTGATTTCACCGAGGCCGCCAGCAATGCCTCCACAATCGCTGAACTGGACAAATGCTATAAGTACGCCGCACGCATGCTGGCAAGCGATACAGAGCTTTTGAACATAGCGACAGACGTCTATCAGATCCGCAAAGAAGAAATGCAGGAAGGAAACCACCATAGCGATTGAAGAGATACACCTTAGTTCAGTTTAAGCCGGCTCAGGTTTTGTAGTTCGAGCCGATCATGGGAGATATCAAATGGCCAGAATGGTTAGTCTGGAAGAATGGGCTAAAGATGAGTTTGGAGATAAAGCCCCCTGCCTACGCACTTTAAATATGTATGCAAAAGGTAAAATGATGGCGCCACCAGCCGTAAAAGTCGGCAGAAAATGGATGATTGACCGCGAGGCTCGTTTCATCGGAATTTTGGCTGCACCAAAAATAGCACCGACAGCAAACCCAAGATTGAGAAGAATTATCGAAGATGGCTGCACGACCACGAACGCATAACATAACGATCCCGAATCTGTACGCCAAACTCGATAAACGTACAGGCCGTGTGTATTGGCAGTACAAGCACCCTGTCAGCGGTAAATTTCACAGCTTAGGCACTAACGAAGAAGAAGCTAAACAAGTCGCCCGCGAAGCAAACGACATCATTGCCGAACAGCGAACACGACAGATTCTTAGCGTTAACGAGAAAATTGCCCGCATGCGGGAATCAAGGGAGTTTGTTTCCGTTACAACCTGGCTGGATCGTTACCTTGAAATCCAGCAGGAAAGACTGGAAGCAGGCGAAATAAAAATTAACTCAGTTAAACAAAAGAAAAAGCCTGTTGAATTATTACGTCAGCATTCAGGAATGCTGTATTTGAAAGATATCACGGCGTTAGAAATTGCAGAAATAATCGACGACGTGAAATCGCAGGGGCACAGCAGGATGGCCCAGGTCGTCAGGATGGTGCTTATTGATGTATTCAAAGAGGCACAACATGCTGGCCATGTGCCGCCCGGCTATAACCCGGCAGCAGCCACTAAACAGCCCCGCCTGCGGGTGAAGCGGCAGCGCCTCAGCCTGGAGGAATGGCAGAAGATATTTGAGATAGCGGACGCCCGTCACCGCTATATGGGCAATGCCATGTTGCTGGCTATTGTCACCGGTCAGCGCCTGGGTGACATTTCCCGAATGAAGTTTTCTGATATATGGGATGACCACCTGCACGTTGTGCAGGAGAAAACCGGGACAAAAATCGCGATCCCGCTGGCGCTACGATGCGATGCAATCGGCTGGAGCCTGAAAGAAGTGGTAGCGCGTTGTCGTGACTATGCTGTCAGCCCCTGGCTGGTTCACTTCTTCCGCTCAACTTCACAGGCGGAGCGCGGCGCACAGGTAAAGGCCCGTACCCTTACCCTGAACTTCAGCATGGCGCGCGACGCTGCGAAAATTGACTGGGGGGACGGGACACCAGCCACGTTTCACGAACAGCGTTCACTGGCAGAGCGTTTATATGAAAAACAGGGGGTCGATACACAAAAACTGCTGGGCCATAAATCAGTACAACAAACGGCAAAATACCATGACGATCGGGGGAAAGGATGGATGGTAATCGCGGTTTAA